CAATAACTTCGCGGCAAGATGTTTTCCTTTGTCCGGGGGCCTGGACGGCCTGATCAACGCTCTTTTTTCACAGGTTGCGAGATCTGGAGGGTGTTGTGTCGAATGGGTCCCGGACCCGACACTTTCATTTGTCGACAGGGCTTATATCGTGCCGATGAAAAGCATTCGCTGGAGTTTGGACGCCGATCGAAAACTGGTTTTATTGCAACAGCAAATGGACCGCCTTGTTCAGCTAAATCCGGTTCAGACATCTTTTCACGCTACCGTCGTTCGAGACGGAAGTCCCTACCCTGTCCCGCCCGCTATCGCAGCTATTGAGCCATGCGCTCACCATGCGACCATAATGAAAAAGATCCGATCCTGGGTTGAAAAACTTTCAGTGCTGGGAGTTCTACTCGCAAAAGTGGAACGGCCTCCACGAAAGCCGGGACAGGAAGATTCGGAATATCTCGCTTCAGCTCAAGAATATCTCAATAAGGTCGCGGACAGCTTCACCAAGGAAATGGATGACGGGATCTGTGTCAGTTACGACAACATCGAATTCCAGTTCAATAATATTACGGCCGGGGCGCAGGGCGCAAAAGACGTGCTTCAGATTATTTTACAGGGGATGTTCTCAGCCTTGCAAAGAGACCCCATCGCGTTTGGCTGGAATTTTAATTCGACTGAAACCTTCGCCAAGGTCGTTTACGAAGAATTGACCCAGGGCATCAAAATGTTTCAGCTTGGGGTTAAAAGAGTTATCGAACACGGACACAGGCTGAATTTTGCGCTTAACGGTTTAGGGACAACAGGGGTTTCGGTAAAATTTACTACAAATCGGTCGATAGACGCATTCAGGGACGCGGAAGCCGCATACATGGACTCCCAGAAAATCCTCGGGCAGTTAGAGCAAGAGGTGATCACAAAAGAAGAAGCGAGAAAGCTTTTGGGGCATGATCAACGCAACGCCTCTTCCGCTGCTTTCATAGCCTCTTTTAGCGTGGATAACAGAAAATATGCGCTGTTACCTCACAGACAAGCAGTTTGGCTCGGCGCAGACATTGGAAGAAACACACCAGCGTTAAAAAATTAATTAAAGGCGGGGGGGAATGAATCAGGAACTTAATTTTCGTGTAAACAGGGACGGGAAGAAAATCTATCTTTTTGATTGCGTGGTTGACTGTAAAAGTGTTGATGCGCCTGTCAGTCACAGTGAATCAAACGAAGAAATAAACAAGCGGATACAGGAAAAGTTGGAAAATGACGGGGAGGTTGATCTTTCTCTCTCAGCCGGGCCTTCCCCACCGAATGTTCCTGATGACGGGAAAGTTAGAGTTCTCTGGAGACTGGTAAGTGGAACGAAACTGTGGCCCAGTTCGAGACTGCCCTACCCTCAATGTGTAGACCTTGGACATGACAATTCCACCGTAATAGGCAGAGATATAACTCCACTGATAGGCGCTTCCAAGCCTGACATCATGTGGAACCATTCTGTTGATTCCAGGGACATCGCCGGGTTTGTTGAAAATCCCTTTTTTGAAGCTGCAAAAGGTAATCTGGAGGCCGGAATAAATGGAACTCTCGTAGTAGACCCGGAATATGATCCCAAAGCGGCCAAGGGGCTCACGTCAGGATTTATAAGGGCCGGTTCAATCGGAATTGACGGAGAATATGTTCCGTCACATCCGGACATGCCTTATCAGGATTTTGTAAAAAACCAGGGCAAAAAAATAAACGGCGACTTTGTGAGATGGCTGCCGTTAAAGATCACAGCGGTAAGGCACATGGCCCTTGTCCCATCGGGTATGGGCGCTGATTCCAACGCGGGACCCCGTGTTGCGCTTAACAATATTTCCGGAAAGGGACCAGTTAGTAATGAAAGTGGGGGGACTATGGGAAACGAATTAAAACTGTTTTCGGCGGTCTGTAAAGAATTGGGGATTGAGTTCGCACTGTCTGAGGGAGCGCCGATTCCTGAAAAACTTGAAGAGCTTCTGTTGGGAAAAGTGGAAGAGCTTAAAAAAGCCCAGGTGGCGTATTCAGGTCTTTATGACAGGGTTTTAAGGGCATGCGAATTGTCGGGCAGTTGCAAGTATTCGGGAAAATCCGTTGATGAAATTCTGGAAGTTTTACCGACAGACCTCGCAAACGCAGCGAATGGCCTGGCTTTTGTTGAGTTTCAGAAAAAGGAAGCGTTGAAAGCCTTTGACGCTGCCAAGGTTGACCCGGCAAAAGAGGAACTTAGCGACAACGACAAAAAGATCAGACTGAGAATAGCCAATTCCCAGGACATCGCCTACATCCAGGAGGCCCTTGAGGAATACAAAAGTTTGTCGCTCAACAGGTTCGGGCCAATGAAGACTAGCGCTGATGAAGAGATCCCTAAGGTTGACACCAACGGGCCAGAGGTCAGCAACGACATTATAGACAGTGTTTCAAGACTGTTTGGGGGGGACAAATAATGAATCAGGGAGTCCAAGACATTCTGGCGGTTTCGTTCGCGTGTCCGACAACCATAGAAGTTGGGGATGTGGTTAAAATATCAGGGGACAACGCGGTTATAAAAAACACGGATATAGGATCGGTTGATGTTGTGGGGGTTGTTTGTTCGCACATTCCAGGCGCGGCCTTCTGCACGGTCGCGACCCGATTTCGTGAAAGAAAGGATGATCGTCTCGCTGGGGTTACTGTTACACCGGGGGCGTTTGTATGGGGGCCGATCAACAGGGCCTATCCATATTCCGGGGCGTCCTGCGCAAGCGTAACAGCAGCGAACGCGGGGACTTACGCTGTTGTGGCGGCCACAAGCGACGTTGTTGGAATAAGGGTTGGCGGCGATGAAAAACAGACTTTTACTCTGACAGCGGGAGCGGCCAGGACAGCGGCGCAAATTGCGGCTGAAATCAACGCCACCGCTGTGGGATTCGCTGTTACCGTAAACACGAATGACAAACCTGTTTTTACCGCTTTGAATGTCAACCAGTCTCTTGAGGTCACGACTGAGACTCATTCAGCGAATACTGTTTTGGGTTTGACCGCAGGGGTCACTCTTGGTGGTTCGAGTTCCCATGACCCAAGCGCAGTCGCGGGACTCATAATCAAGGGGGCTTCAGCCGGAAGCGCAATCGAAACTCTTGAATTTTAACCAACCATAAAAACTGAATACGGGGGGGATTATTAAATGGCGGGAGAACTCGGACTGCAATTTACTTTTAAAGAAAAAGTAATTGAACCGTTAAAGACCTATCGTGGCTCAGACGGCGTAGCGGGCAAAGAAATCGACCTGGAAAAGTTCATGCAAACCAGGCTGAAACTCACAAGAGGAAACGGGGACCTTCTAACGCTGAGAGACCTTTTTTCAGATATCGGCGTTGACCCTGAGAGAATATCTTTAGACAATCTGTTAAGTTTGTCCAACGATTATAAGTACCTGGCTCCGGAGATAATCAGACAGTTTGTAGTGAGGGGGATGGAACTGAACGTCAACTACAAGGATCTTGTGGCGGCCACGGAGAATGTTGATTCTCTGGTTGTGACGAGTCCCTGGATTGATTACGAGAACCCGAAACTCCTGCCGATCGGTGAAGCTGAGACCATTCCGACGAGCAAGTTTACATGGGGATACAAAACCGTAAGGGTGAGCAAGAAAGCCCGGGCCCTTGAGTGGACTGATGAACTTATCCTGTCGGTGAAGCTGCCCATTGCGAGGCACTGGTTGCAAAGGGTCGGGGTCGAGCTTGGGGCCTTGCTTTACGCTGACGCTATCAGCACGCTGGTGTCAGGTGACCAGACGGATGGTTCAGACACCTGCCCTATTGTCGGTGTGGCGAGTGCGGGGACTTTGACCTTCGCTGATTTTGTGAATCTCTGGGTCAGATCGAGGCTCATTTCCCAGAACTGGGGCACGTTGATCACCAACGAAAGAATGGCCAACACGCTTCTTGCGCTTTCTGAGTTCAAACCCACGAACGGGGGCCTGGGCCAGGCCGCTGTAGGTTTGCAAAGCCGAAACTGGGTTATCCCGACTTCATTGCCGCATCTTATAAGTTCCAATATCGGGGATGACCAGATCCTCATGATAGATCCGGCTCAGGCGATGATCGAACTGGTTTTCCGGCCATTGATGGTCGAGTCCGACCGGATAGTGATGCGCCAGATTTCAGGTACGGCCATTTCGATCCTGTCGAGTTTTGCGACCACAGAACGCATGGCGCGAATCATACTTGATAAATCCATTTCGTTTGCGGACAACGGGTTCCCAACCTGGATGACGCCTTTAACCTGATTTGAGAGGTAAGCCGTGAGCGTTTTTATAAGACTTCGCAATGAATCCGGATTCTTTGTGGACCCGGAGACGGGTTTTTCCCTGAGTTCCGATCAGGAGAAGCCGCTGCCAGACAATATGGGCAAACGCACCCGTGACTGGCTGAGCGGTGGGGGGCTGGTCAAGTTCAACAGGGAGAAACCCACCACTTCTTCCGCCAAGGTGGAAGGGGAAAGTGATCAGACACAGCCGACAAAAGAACTTCAAGAAACTGACAATAATTTTGAAAAACAGTTCGAAGGATTGTCTGTGTCTGATCTCCGAAAACTCTGTAAGGATGTCGGGATAAGTTATAGCCGAAAGCAGGATAGGGCCGAGTTGATAAATCTGATCGTCGAGTATGAAGCAAGGCCGGCGCAGTGAGCATTGATTCCGCTCAACTTGTAATGGATCAACTTGATCCGGTTATAGCGCTTGACCCAACCATATCCCTGGCTGTTTCACGACAGGTTGAGGCTGTCACGGCCCTGCATAGCTGGACAGGTGTGGCCCTGACTGATCAGCAAAGGGTTTATGTGGGACTGCTTGCGTTAAAGGCGATGATCCCCAGGTTGCTATTGAAATTCGCCCAAGGGATCAAGAAAGCCAAGGGCGGCGTCGCTGACGCAGAATTTCAGGCCGCGGAAAAGTTTTTGCTTCATTTACAATCAGAGGTAAACGATCAACTGGAGCGGGCGGCCAAAGAAGCCGCCCCAGACGATGTCACATTACAGGTTCCAGCTTACCCTGCGGTCGGGGTAAAGGCGTTCAGGCCCGATGTTCATTAGTCCATATCAAAAAGAACAGATAGCGAACGCCATCTCCGGGGCGGTGACTCTTCTGGCTGACGATAAGATTACTCACGTTAGCAGCGATACAGGGGGTTCAACCGAGATTACGGGTTTGCTTTATGACTCGTTAATCGAAGCCAAAGAGGGAATCAAGGTAGACAGGGGCGGGATCAGGGATCAGGACATTCGGGAATTTCTAATTACCAAGGCCGAATTGAGCGGTAAATCGGTTACCATTAGCGCCGCCGACCATTTTATCATCGATGGCGAACGTTGGGATTTCTCGGAAAAAGACAAAATTCAAACCAGGTTGGTCCCCATTCTTGGGATTCACAACATTGTAAGAATCAGATTGAGGCGGGCCGTTGAGATCAACAAAACACTGGGCGGCGAATCGTTTGCGTGGGAGCCGACGTAAAACCATGAGACAAGGATTTCCTTCACTACGAGTGACGCGGAGCCGTCAAATCTTCGTTCAGGAAACCCCGTCCTATGTCAGTGAAAATCGGGCAAGATTGCGCAGGATATGAGTTTCAGGATTACAGCAAAAAGCCGTGGGCTGGATCGATTAGCGAGAAGCTTTACTTCAGCAGGGAGCCGTCTGCCGGTATTGTTAAAGACGCATACGAT